ATATAAAGCTCCTGATTCAATAAGTAGATATTTTGATTTATTTGGAAGTGTGTTAAATAAATTAAACACGAAATCTTTATTAAGAATAAAGGCTAATATGTATGTTAGAGAAAATAAAAAAAGAAAACACCTCAATCATGTAGATTATGATTATAAACATAAGGGTTGTCTATTATACATAAATGATAACAATGGTGAAACTTATTTTGGTAAAGAAAAAGTTTTACCTAAAGCCAACAGAGTTGTTCTTTTTGATCCAAGTACAATGCACAGCAGTTCAAGTTGTGATGATAGCCCTGTAAGAATAACTATTAATTTTAATTATTTTTAAAATGAATTTCAAAAAAAACAAATACGCAATAATACGAAATACAATATCAAAAGACTTAGCAACTTTTTTAGCTAATTACTTATGTGTAAAAAAACAAGTTTATGACACATGTATTGAAAATACTTATATTTCAAGATTTGAAACAATTTTAGGAGGATATGAAAATAAAAAAGGCCAAGTTCCAAATACATACTATACTTATGCAGATATTGCTATGGATACACTTTTACTAAAGTGCCAACCAATAATGGAAAAAACAACTTCTTTAAAGTTATATCCCGCTTATACTTATGCAAGAGTGTATAAAAAAGGAGATGAATTAAAAAGACATAAAGATAGATTTAGTTGTGAAATATCAACTACCATGAATTTAGGTGGGGATGAATGGCCAATATATTTAGAACCAAATGCAAAAAAAGGTTATGAAGAAAATAATATTTATTTTCCAGGATATACAAAAGGGGTAAAAATAATTTTAAAACCAGGAGACATGTTAGTTTATCGTGGATGTGATTTGGAACATTGGAGAGAAAAACTAAAAGGAAAAGAATGTGTTCAAGTATTTTTACATTACAATAATAAAAAAACACCAGGAGCAAAACAAAACATTTTTGATGGTAAACCTCATATAGGACTACCTGAATGGTTTAAGAAAAAAAGTAAATGATTGTTTGTGGCATTAACATTGGTCACTACCCTTCTTTAACTTTAATGAAAGATGGAAAAATTATTTATTACAATGAAGAAACCAAAGCTTCTCAGAAAAAACTTACCAGTGGTATACCCTACTATTGTTTAGATCAAATTAAAAATTACAAAATAGATTATATATACTCAACTTCTTATAATTGGGAAAAAGTAGAACTTACTAATTTAAAAAATTATTTATTCTATAAAAAAATATTAAAAGAAACCCAAGAAGTTTTTTGTCTTTGGCACCCTCACCATCTAACACATCTTTTTAAAGCTTATGTTGACTCTGGTTTTAAAAAAGCAAGAGTTTTCGTAATTGATGGTAGGGGGAGTAATTGGGGAAACGGTTTTGAAACCTGCAGCATTTACGACATTGAGGAATATAAAATTGATTGTATTTATAAAAAAATTTATACAAAAACTAAAAATTATCAAAATTCTAATTTTAATGGAATTGGTATGGGTAAAAAAACTATAATTGAACTTACTAATAAAATAGATTTAGGATTATTTTATGATTACATTTCTACTAAATTTGGTTATCAAAATGCAGAAGGTAAATTTATGGGGTTAACATCTTACGGTAAAACTAATTACAAATTATTAAATTATCTAGAGAAAGATTTAAATGAAAACAAATTTAAAGATTTACCAGTAAATGTAGATGCTGCAAAAACATATCAAACTTATTTTGAAAATAAATATCAAGAATTAGTGCAAAAATTTAAAGCACCTTATATGATTTTTACAGGAGGAACTGCATTGAATGTAGTTAATAATTATAAACTTAAAAAGTTATTTCCCAAATCAAAAATGTATTTTGAACCTTTATGTGGTGATGAGGGAAATTCAATTGGTGCAGCTTACTATCATTATTTATCTAATAATAAAAAAGTATATCCTAGTAAAAATATATTTATTGGAAGAGAAATTAAAATAAATAAAACTTTATTAAAAGAAGAAAATATTAAATCTGTTTCAATTAAAGAAGTAATTAATTTATTAAAGAAAGGTGAAGTTGTAGGTCTTGTACAAGGAAAAGCAGAAGGTGGGCCAAGAGCTTTAGGTAACAGAAGTTTATTATTAGATCCAACAATAAAAAATGCAAAAGATATAATGAATAAAATAAAAAAAAGAGAATCTTTTAGACCCTTTGCATGTTCTATATTAGAAAAAAATTATCATGAATATTTTGAAATAGATAAAAAAGAAAAATCTCCATTTATGATGGTTGCTCCCCAAGCTAAAAACAAAGCAAAAATCAAAGTGCCTTCTATTATACATGTTGATAATACTTGTAGAGTTCAAACAATAAATAAAGATAATAAACATTTGTATAAAATATTAAAATGTTTTAAAGTACCCGTCATAATGAATACATCTTTTAATTTAGCAGGTTATCCAATGATAGAAAAATTTGAAGATGTTTTATTTACTTTAAGAAATTCTTATTTAAAGTATGTTTATTTCCCAGATGAAAATCAATTAATTATAAAAAAATGAAATTTAAAAAATTAATGATGTGTTTAGAAATAAACCAAATAATTTTCATAAAAAAGCACCAACTACAAAAACATCAACAGCTAAAGAAATACCATATGATGAAATAGGTAAAATTAAAAATATAGAATACACTATAAGTTATTTAAATAGATTGGTTTTTGGATTTGATTTGTATGAAAACATTTATGATGGCGTAGTACAAAATAAATATACTAATAAAGGTCAATATAAATGGCATTATGATGGAGAGCCTTACGATGTAAATTTTACTATTAAATTAACTACTCTTATTAATGTTTCTGAAAAAAAATATACTGGTGGTAAATTTATGATTTTTGATGGCAAACCCTTACATGCCAAAGAATTTGATAAACCGGGGACATTAATATGTTTTCCCTCTTTCTTTTTACATAGAGTAACTCCAGTAACTAAAGGAGAAAGAACCACAATAACTATATTTAAATCAGGGCGTTGGTGGAGATAGTTATCTTTATAAGGTACATTGATTATGCTATAATGCCTTATGCCATTAACAAATGTACAAATAAGACCTGGATTTAATAAACAAGTAACAGCTACAGGAGCCGAAGGTCAATGGACTGACGGTGACTATGTTAGGTTTAGATACGGATTACCTGAAAAAATAGGTGGTTGGGAACAAATATCTAATAAAACGTTAGTTGGTGCTGTTAGAGAACAATTAGTTTGGGCTGATTTAGATGGTAGATCATATGCAGCTTTAGGATCAAATAAAGCTTTGTTTATATATTATTCAGGAGCATTTTTTGACATCACTCCATTAGATTCCGCTATAACTGGTTGTACTTTTGATACTACAGATACATCAGCAACAGTCACTGTAAATAAAATAGCTCATGGACTATCTGTTGGTGATTTATTTACATTTACTTCTGTAACACCTCCTTCTGGTGCTGGTTATGTAAGTGCAGATTTTGAAACAAATACATTTGAGGTTATAACTGTACCCACTAATGACACTTTTACAGTTACAATGGCTGCAAATGCTACTGCAACCACCTCAGCAAGTGGTGCTGCAACAATAAATCCTTATATTAAAGTAGGCCCATTAAATCAAACTGGAGGTTACGGTTGGGGCACATCCTCATTTGGAGGAGCGTCAGGAATTTTAGGTGTCTTAAATGGAGCCCTGCTTGATGACACAAACGGCACTGGAGGAACAGGAAGTTCTATAACGCTTGCATTTACGACAGGCTTTCCAACCTCAGGAACTATTAAAGTTGGTGCTGAGTTTATTTCGTATACAGGATTATCAGGAAATGATTTGACAGGTATTACAAGAGATGTAGCGGGAACACGTTCGGCTCATGCTGATGGTTCTTCAGTAGAAGTTTATACTGGATGGGGAACAAGTTCTTTGACAACTTCTGTAGTTTTAGACCCCGCTTCATGGTCGTTAGATAATTTTGGTCAAAAACTTATTGCTACAATTAAAAATGGTAAAACTTTCGAATGGAATCCAATAAATGCAAATCCTTCAGCCTTAACAACAAGAGCAACTGTTGTAAGTGGAGCACCTACAAAATCTGTAATGTCTATAGTTTCAGAAAGAGACAGACATTTAATTATTTTAGGTACCGAAACAACTATAGGAGATGATACTACACAAGACAAAATGTTTATAAGATTTTCAGATCAAGAAAGTATATCCAATTATACACCTACTTCTATTAATACAGCTGGTACATTTAGATTAGACTCTGGTGTTAAAATTGTAGGTGCAGCAAAAGCAAAAGATTATATTTTAATACTAACTGATACATCCGCTTATGTAATGCAGTTTGTAGGACCACCATTTACATTTTCTATTAGGCAAGTTGGAAGTAATTGTGGTCTAATAGGACAACACGCTTTAAAATACGTTAACGGAAAAGTATTTTGGATGGGTCAAGCAGGAGGATTTTTTGTTTATGATGGTACTGTTAAATCAATCCCTTGTTTAGTAGAAGATTTTGTGTTTACAAACAAAGGAAGTAACTTAGGAATAAATTATGGATCGGGTGAAGAAATATATGCAGGCCTTAATCACTTATATGAAGAAATAAGTTGGTATTACCCTAAATCAGGTTCTTCAAATATTGATAGAGTTGTAACTTTTAGTTATACTGAAAATACTTGGACGACAGGCTCCTTAGCTAGAACATCTTGGCATGATTCAACATTATTCGACAACCCATACGCAACAGAGTACAACGGATCAGGGACACCGAGCTTTCCAACCATACAAGGTGTAACAGCTGCTAACGGTGCTTCAACATACTATGCGCATGAAGTTGGAAACAATGAAGTGGATGCATTAGGTAATAAAACAGCCATACCTGCTTTCATTCAATCTGGAGATTTTGATTTAGCCATAGAAGGTGATGGTCAAATGTTTATGTCTATGAGAAGGTTTGTACCTGATTTTAAATTGTTAACTGGTAATGCAGAGGTAACCATTAGATTGAGAGATTATCCATCTGATACTGCAGCATCTTCACCACTAGGTCCATTTACAATAACAAGCTCTACAGATAAAGTAGATACCCGTGCAAGATCAAGATTTGCTAGTTTAAGAATTGCAAATACATCGACTGATGAGAATTGGAGATTTGGAACATTTAGAGCAGATATACAACCAGATGGTATGAGGGGATAATGGCTAAAGTAGATATTAATATACCAGAACCAACACCAACATATACTGAGGAAAACCAAAGACAAATATCTCAGTCGTTGAGAACATTAAAAGATAAATTAAATACTTCTTTTCAAGAAGAATTAAAACAAGAAGTCGAAAGAGTTTCTTGGTATACAATGAGGTAGTATGAGCCAAGGATGTAACAACGTTAATGTAGAACCAACAGTTATTGGTGGTGGAGATGGCTCTAATGCATATGATGCATTTGGAAGATTAAGAGTATCTAATCCACTTACTATATTTGATTCTAAAAATGTCATGTCAAAGAACAATCTCTTTGATGAAGACTTAACTGGTTCAGGAACAGTTACTTATACAG